TATACTCTATATTATTACCGTTAATATTAAGATTAACTACATCCTCGTTAATTGTCTCAACGACACGAAATAGCTTCTTAATATCTGGAACATTAATTGTAGTTGTGAATTCAGAAGCTAAGGCATACTCTGAAAATAGCACAAGAGTACTATCTGCCGATGAAACTAAGCAGCTAATACCCTCGGGCTTTATTTCAAAAATAGCACTATCGTTAATCTTTGATACCGAATCTAAGTATCTTAAGAACTCACTACGATTTGTTATTTTTAGGACGCGATCCATTACTTGTTGATTTTACCTTACCGGGTTTAATTAGCAATTGTTGAAGTTTAATTAATTCCTTAAGACTATCATTTACCTTATCAATACCCCTCGCTTGCTTTTCTGATAACTCAATAAGCTTGTCTACTTTACTAGGTTCAGAAAAATCGAACTCAAATTGGTTAGGATCAACATCAGGAACTACCTGCGGTGGTGGTGGTTGTTGAATTATCTCTTCTTGGATTGGCGTGGTAACTATATCTGCTAGCTCACGTGTGGCTTGTTCTACTGATACCGTTACCGGCGCTACAGCCGGCCCCTTGGAAGGAGCCGGCGTAGGTTGTGTAGGGTTTTGGATAGGAGCTTGTTGAATTTGTCTTGGAGGTTCATTTACTGTTGAGGCTTTTAACGTCCTATCAAATGTTTTTTTAACACCATCTGAGGTAGGTTTCAAGTTAGTTGATTGACCAACTAACATCGTATCTTGTTGTTTTTGCTCACCGTATACAGTTCCCATAAACTGTAATAACGCTGACTTTTCGTCTGGAGTCATTATTACAGGTCCTTAAGTAACTCATCAATATCATCTTCTACACTAACACTACTAGCCGCTTCAACGGCAGGTGCAGCGTTAGTGGATGCAGACGGGTGGGTGGTTGTCGCAGACCATGGCGGAGCAGCTTCAGTCGTAACAGGAGCTGGAGCTTGTACCTCTTCTTCTACTTTCATAAAGTAATGCTCATCAAGCATACCTTTAAGTTCGTCACATGACCGTAGCGGAAAGACATCAGTTAGAGTAAATACATTTTCGTATACCTCTTTCTGCTGATCTTCTGATAAGTCAATCTTACCAGCCGTAGTAAAGCGAGAAGAGACGTAGGTTGGATAATCACCTTGCTGCTCTACTTTAACTTTAAAGTTAACACCTTCAGCTCCTAGATCGAAGATACGAGGACCAAACTCTTCAGCATCTTCACCTTCAATAGCTTCAGTGATAATTTTATGAAGTTGCTTACCGTAACGAAGCATCTTCACTTTACCGTTATTATCAGGGTTAGTAGGATCATCGATTACGTAGCAGTTAACAAGCCACTTTTCAATACGGCGGATAGCCTTCGCTTTTTCTTTTTCTTCTTCCGTACCCATTCGAGATGCGCGGAATCTTTCTTCTGCAATAGGATCACGCTCACCAAAAGTCTGAGGACTTAGAGCTTGAACATATTGCCCAGTAGCAAAAGATACCCAACCATGATTATAATAATGGAAGAATGTATCTTTTGGAGACTTTGCGAATGGCAGAAGTCTGATTGTATAGGTATTACCTGGCTTGCAGGTAAGGATTTCGTTGTAGTTGCTTTGGTTTTTACTCTCGCTTGAAGCAAGAGCTCCTTTGATGCTTTCGAACATTGACATATTAAATGCACTCATACACCTATTATACGCTAGTTCCTTTCACAGTCAAGCATATCACTAATAATTTTTACACCATTTTTTGCTTTAACCTTTAGAACGGTGGAGCTATAATATTTTGTTCTTGTCTGTGAGAATAAACTATAAAAGTCTTTAACGAGAAAATTTAAGACACTCGATTCTACTGTCTTTACTACAGAATCTACATTTAATGCATGCAGAAAGTAAAAGTTAAGTTTATGTTCTTGTAGATGTAGTAAAAATGTTGGCATATTACCTGTAATATGTGTGATGTATTGAGGTAAAGTGAGTTTGTGAGTTTTGCAAAAGCCTACTACAAACTTTAGACCTTCCTTAAGAGTCTTAATACTATCAGTACTATCCGGATCAGCAACTTCTTTACCTTTCATGTATATCGTATAGCATTTCAGAGCTTTACGTGTGTTATAAAATCGTAAATCATAAAAATCATCTTTAGAATATACTGTAAACGGTGCTATAAACCAATCATGATAGTTTATGTTACTGTGTTTGTTTAAAAATAACGATAACTTCTTAACAGCTACAAAATCTTCATCTTTAAGTTTACTAAAGTCTTTCCTAAACCGGGTTGGTTTATTTTTAGCGGATCTAGAAGCATACAAATAACTATTGTAAATTGCTTCCTCCTTTTTGCTTATCATATATCAATATTCTTAGTATTATTTAAGTACTTTGTAATGTACTTAGATTGTGAGATCGTAGGATCAAACTCTAAGAATATTTTAACTAGTTCGAAGCTAGTATCAACTGTTAATAACTGCTTTAGTAAGTCTCTCAACCTTTTTTCTTTAAGAAACAACACAAACACATTCTGAAGTGACAGCTTTTTACCTTTCAGCAAACTACAGTATGTACAAAAACAAAGAAGTAAGTGCTCAGTTTCGTAATTTATGAGTGAGCTGGAAGGTAGATTATAGGACATGTTTAAAATTTTTAATTAAGTTTGCGAATTCTATTGTTAACTTACCACCTGCTAGCTTATGCGACCCGCCACCGGCACAGAAAGTTTTTGCCAATATACTGAGATCAATATCACAATGCATACACCGCCTAAACGACACAGTATTGGTTTTTATGTTAACTACAATACCTATTGCAGCATCGTGTTTAGACACTATATAGTTTGCGACTTCACTAATCGCATAATCAGCAAAAATAGCTACCGTTTTGTAGTTTTTAATCATACCGATATGTACGCCACCACTAAACTGATCTCTAAACTTACGTATAAACAACTTTATCGCATTTTTTTCCTGTATAGTGTATGGTTTAAATCCATCGTTATAAGCTTCAATAAACTTATCAACTTTTGGTCTATTGTATGTTGTATGAATAGCATTAAGTTTAAACGAATCTTTATATTTGAGACCATAGCTATCGTAGTCATCAATATAATCGATAAGTTTATCTTGTTCTGCAGTTAGTTCTATATGAGATTTAAATTTATCTCTTAGCAACCCTATACACGACGGAGCGCTCTCTACAATAGCTTTACTCTTCACATATCTACCTCTTATTTGCGCGTGTGGTAAGTGGTGGTCTATAACGACAACATTAGATCTGTCTATACTTGTTGCCTGATCTGCATTTAAACATAGATCCAGTACAAATATTTTATCATAGTGGTCAAGTGAATGCTGACGATTGTTGAATTCATTAACAATCATCGATTCGGTAGTCTCAATAACTACAAACTCGTTTAATTTAGCGCCATACAACCATTTAATAAATAGAGCTGAACCGGATCCATCTAAATCAGTATCTGTAAATACTAATACATTCACTAAGTCTATTTATATAGACTTTTCTATCTTGCAAGCGCCGCTAAAGCATTAAGTGTATCATCTTCAGCTTCTTCTAGGTCTACATCATCTGCTTGCTCGATAGTTAAGGTAGAATAGTCAATTCTCATAGCTTGAGTATTACCTCTCATACCATATCGATTCTTCATCATACCTAATCGAATAATACCCAACTCACGATCTTCGTCATTCTGGTAAATTGACGCAATAACATCAGCAGTAGCAGCAAGCCCTATAGATTCTGAGATAGTAGCTAGCTCAGGATTATCTTGATCAAAGCCGCTGCGGTTAAGCTGAGTAGCACTAATTATAGGACACTCAAACATATACGACATAGCCCTTACTTGCTCGGTTACGTTCTTTATTCGTTCGTAAGAATTATTACCAACAGTAGAATGTAGCAAGTTGAGATAATCTAAAACAATAGCGTCTAGTTTAATTCCCTTTTCGCCAAACTTTTTGATAAACGCTTTAAGTTGGTTAGGGGTAATAGTAGCGGGGGGGAATTCCTTGATAAATACTTTACCATTTTCACGTGCTATAGCATTCTTAATTGACGGTCCATTCTGACGCAATTCTTTCATCGGAATCTTAGTTGCGTTAGAACATATACGTTGAGCATATAAGAGCTCGGACATCTCTAACGTTACTAAAAGTACGTTCTTACCTTGTGAGGCTATGTTGTGAGCAATGTTGCCTAAGAAGATAGATTTACCGATGTTAGTTTCACCAGCAAATACATATAACGCTTTTCCGGATTCAAGGAATCCCCCACCTAAAGTATCATCGAGCCATTCCCACTTAGAGGGTATAAATGATTGCTCGGTATTTAAATCATCGATTAGTATATCGATATCATCGTACATGTTAAAGCCTAAATCAGTTACTAAGCTTATACTACATGATGATTCAAATTTTTGGAGTACATCCGACGTATCAACTAAACCTCTAGATACATCTTCTGCAACATTGAGCATAGTATGATAAACAGCCTTCTCTTTAAGAAACTGTTCTGTATTTTCATACAGCTCATCTTTATCTAAGTTCTTATCTAACTCACTAAAGGATTGTGCTAACTGTCTAAACGCTTCTTTCTGTTCATCAGTTATGAGGTACGTTTTAATCTCAGTTACTGTTGGTAACTTGTTACGCTTCTCGTTAAAGTCCTTAACTATCTCAAAGATACTAGCTATGGACTTATTTTTAAAGTACTCAGGTTTGACTATATCAGCGATCGACGCTAGATAGCCACTATCAGTTAAAGATTTATAGATGATGATATTTTCATACTCATCTAAATTTAATTTGCTCACATTAGTAGTATAACTAACTTTGCCATTTATTCAAGAACCATTTTTGACCTTTATTGAATTCTTCTGTAAAGCTTTGCAATCCAGGTGACGCGTGTGTGATGTGTATATCACCAACACCAATTTTAATCTTC